GAATTACAACAAAGAGCTGAGTAACCAACAGCTGTGTTTGCAGTAGATGTATTTTTACATAATGCTAAAGCACCAACTGCTACGTTACAAGTTCCTGTTACATTTAAATTCATTGCTCTGAAACCAATAGCTGTGTTATTACTTGCTGTTGTATTACTTATTAATGCAGCACAACCAATTGCAATATTATTATTACCCTCTGTATTTGAATATAAAGATGAAATACCCATAGCCATATTATTAGAGCCTGTTGTGTTAGCTTGTAAAGATTGACTACCTATTGATGTGTTTTGACAACCTGTTGTATTTGTAACTAAAGAGTTGTAACCAATTGCTTGATTATTATTTGCTGTTGTATTTGAACCTAATGCACTTGCACCTACTGCAACGTTTCTAACACCCTCTGTATTAGCATCTAAACTATTATTCCCTATAGCTACATTATGACAACCTGTCGTATTAGAATATAAAGAACATAAACCAACTGCTGTGTTATTACTAGCTGTTGTATTAAGTCTCAATGCCTGTCTACCTACTGCCGTATTGTAACAACCTGTTGTATTACAAAGCATAGCTTGATAACCTAAAGCAGTATTGTCTTCTCCTGTTGAATTTTTACATAAACTCTGAAATCCTAAAGCAGTGATTTGTGCACCAGTTGTATTACTTGCACCAGAAGAATTACCTACAGCTGTATTATTTGCTCCTGTTGTGTTTGTTGCTAAAGAACTTTTACCAATGGCAGTATTACCAGTTGCTGTCGTATTACTACATAAAGCAAAAGAACCAACTGCTGTATTTTCAGCACCTGTTGTATTTGCACATAAAGTTCTATCTCCAATGGCAGTATTACAAGTTGCTGTAGTATTAGCACATAAAGCTTGTCTACCAACAGCTGTATTATTTGCTCCTGTTGTATTAGAAAGTAAAGAACTATGACCAAGTGCTGTGTTATTTGAGGCTGTAGTATTTGAACATAAAACATATCTACCGACAGCAACATTATTTGGACCTGTAGTGTTTAATCTTAAAGAATTGTCTCCGATTGCAACATTAGAATTTGCTGTTGTATTAGCGTTTAACGCACATCTTCCAACTGCTACAAGTGATTCTCCTGATGTATTGGTGAATAAAGAATGATAACCAACCGCTGTGTTATTAGCTCCTGTTGTGTTACATCTCATAGCACAGAAACCAATTGCTGTATTAGCATCTGCTGTTGTATTTTTACTTAGTGAATATTCTCCAACAGCAGTGTTACTAGCACCCTCTGTGTTACAAAGCATAGCACTTCTACCTACTGCAGTGTTATTAGACCCTGTTGTGTTTTCGTACATAGAGTCCATTCCTATGGAAGTATTGAAACCACCTGTCGTATTGCTATATAAAGATTGTCTACCAACTGCTGTATTTCTAGAACCTGTTGTAGTGGAGAACAAAGAAGAGTCACCTATTGCAACATTAAAACACCCTGTTGTACTTGTTTTCAAAGCACTATGACCAAGTGCTGTATTATTAGAAGCTGTTGTATTAGCTTGTAAAGAAGACATACCGAAAGCAACATTATTTGTACCTGTTGTGTTTGCTTCCATAGAATTTACACCTGATGCTGTGTTTTGAGTACCAGAAGTCATTTTTCTTCCAGAGTTGACACCAATCGCAACATTAAAGGAACCTGTAGTTGTGCCTTCCCACATACTATACGCTCCGATTGCTGTATTACTAGCACCAGTAGTGCTAGAACTTAAAGAACAAAAACCTACTGCTGTATTTTCGTTTGCAGTTGTATTAGCATCTAATGCAAGAGTTCCTATAGCAGTATTGCTATTACCTGTTGTGTTAGAAAGTAAAGAAAGATGACCAAGTGCTGTATTGTTAGAAGCTGTTGTATTAGCACAAAGTGATCGATAACCTACTGCTGTATTGTTAGAAGCTGTTGTATTTGTACATAAAGATTGATAACCAATAGAAGTATTAAAAGTACCTGTTGTATTTGAATATAATGCTCTGTTACCAACAGCAGTATTATCATTTGCTGTATTTAACCTAAGTGCTGAATCTCCTACAGCTACATTAGCAGTTCCAGTATTACTTGTTCCAGCACAAAATCCAATTGCTACATTGTTTCCACCAGTTACATTGTTAGTAAGTGTTAAATAACCAACTCCAACATTTCTTGTACCTGTTGTGTTTAAACATAAAGCAGAATTACCTACTGCTGTGTTGTTTGAAGCTGTTGTGTTGCATCTTAAAGCACTTCCACCAACTGCTGTGTTACAACTGGCTGTAGTGTTACACTGTAAGGATAACACACCTATTGCTGTATTATTTTCTCCAGTAGTATTTAATCTTAATGCTTCATTACCAACAGCAGTGTTAAAACAACAAATATTAGTAGTTAAAGCATTGTGTCCAACTGCTGTGTTACAAATACCTGCAATATTTGTTTGCATTGCAACTCTTCCTATTGCAGTATTTTGCTGTCCAGTTGTGTTATTAGTTAAAGAATTCTGTCCAATAGCTACATTAAAACCTCCACTTAAACTTCCACTACCTAAAGCATTATCTCCTAAGGCAACATTACCTGAACCTGTTGGATAATTTCCGTCTAATTTTATAGAACCACCATCTGTAGAAAAATTACCAGAATTAGTTATTCCGTCTGTTGTAGTAAGACCATCAACATCTAAATTTACAGCAACATTTAAATCTGCTGGAAGTGTAACATCGTTATTTGAATCTTTTACAACTGCTTTTGATGCAGGTAGAGTACAAAATACATCTTTTGTACCTGCTGCAAAATTTACTTTTGCATCAGAATTAGATGAAGAAATAACTGTGTCTCTTGATAAAGTGTCAGGACTAGCGTCTGTTACTGTCCCAATACCAACCTCAAATTCACCTGTTCCAGAATTAACTATACAATAGTATGTAGTATTAGTTGAGCCAATTCCTGCAACAAAAGTTTCAAAATCTTGAATTGCACCTCCAAGTTCTAAGGTGACTGTTCCAGTGGTTGTACTGGTTTCTTTAACTCTATCATTTATGACTAAAGCCACTTTATCCTCCTATCCAGAGATTCTTAATATAGCGGCTGAAGTAGTTGCTGCTGGAAACTGAATTGTGAAAGTTCCTGATGTAGCTGTTTTGTCTCCTCCAAAATCTAATACTGCAACAGCCGCATTAGTAACTGCAGAAGATGTATTGTAGATTAATGCACCTCTAGCGGTCAACGTTACACCTGTAAAAGATAGGTCAGCGAAGTCAACGAAAGCAACACCTTTACCGGATCCAGTTCCGATGTTTGCACTTTGACCTGTTAGACCTGAACCACCTGCTGTGTACTGACCAGTATTACTAACTTCGTTAGTTGCACTGTAGGCAGTTGTAGTTGAGTTTAGAGTTGCTGAAGAAGTGTAAAGAGCTAGTTTAAAAACATCACCACCAGATGATTTAAAATTAGCATCACCTTCTAGTAATTGTTTTTTGAAAGCATTTGCAATCGCTTGTGTTATAGCCATACTTTATCTCCTTATTTGCCTCCGACTCGAGGAACACCTGATTGATATTCATCTCGCCGTCTTCTTCCCATTTGTTCAATTGAGAATCCTTCTAATACTTGTTTATACTTTCCTTCGTATAATTGCAAGAGATCATTAGGTCCTTTTAAAAATCCGTAAGATTCAACTAAGCATGCATACAATAGTCCATTGGGAAAATTTGTACTTATGTATGTAGTAGTATTTGTAGCAGATAAACCTGGATTTTTCAAGATATAGTTTAATTGAATTGTGTATCCAGCATTAGGTGTTGGAGCAAAAACTAAAGTATCATTGTCCCACATACTATAATATTTAGGAACTCCTGTAGATTCTGCAGAGTTATATTCTGACATAAAACTAGTATCTCTATATTCTAAGAAATCTCTATTGTTAGATTGACCAACACCATCAGAGTCAACTATTTGTGCTGATCTAACTACTAAAGTATTTGGAGGTGTATTTATAAATCTTTGACCACTAACTAAAGGAGCAGTAGCATATCTTTTGTTTTGATCAGAATCAACATCTCTCATAATTCTAAACTCTGCATTTTCAATTATTCCATCAAGAATAGTTGATGTTAAAACATTTGAATCTACTTCTGTGTAATCTCTAATTTGTTGTAATAATTCTGAATATGTCATGGTGTTAATGTAACTGGACCAGCGGTCACAGTCATTCCTCCTGAGTCTCCTGTTAATGTTGCGTTGCTTCCACAATTAAAGCTGTAACTATTTGTATCAATAACTGTTATACTAAATCCTGAAGAGTTTTCAAACACTGTATAAGCTAATCCACCGGGACTTCCATCCACATTTCTAAACACAACAGTGTTACCTGTAGATCTTTTATGATTAGGTTCTGTAACCGTTACAATACTTGAGCCTGAAGTAAAATTAAATGGATTACCTGGTAATAAACTTTCTGTTGCAGGTTCAACTCTTGCAGGTCTTGCAAACTGTAAACCTTGTGGATCAGCAACAGTTGGTTTAGGTTCTAATTGTGGTTGCTTTGGTTCAAATTCAGAAACATGTACACGTGATCCATTCCATTCAACAACCATTTCTTTGTATGGAAAAGCCATACCTGATCTGTCTGAAATAAATTGTGCATACTTTCCGTTTGATCTAGACATTTGGATAATAAGTTTTAGGGGTTATAAATGTACTAGAAGAAGAACCATCTTCCTCTAATGCTCTTTTTAATTCATCTTCGTAAAGTAATTTCATTTGTTGAACCAATTCTGGTTTATATTTTTGTGATAAATAATATGCAAGTCCTGATACCATACAAGGTACAAATCTATAAGGTACATCTGCATTGTTTGTGTAGGCCCCTGCATCCTGAATCCGGCTTACATAATAATAGTTAAGAAAGTTTCCGGCTTCACTGGATCCTGGAGTTAAATATAAAGTGATAGTTACTTTATCAATAAATCTTTGTACAAAATACTGTGTTGGTGTTCCTTCTTGTGTTTTGGAAGATAGACCTTGATAATTTGATCTATTAATTTTTGTTAAAGAAAAATCAACACCTGAAGAGTTTCTATAAACAGCCTCTAAAATATCATCTACACCATAAACAGCAGTAGCACTAGATGTACCATCAGCTGTTGATCTAAACATTGTATATTCTGATTGACCATCAACTAATGTAATTGAATTATTTTTTACTTCCCAAAAATGTAAACCTCTGTTGCCCCATTCTTGAAACATTATGTTTAAAGAACGTCTAGCTGTTTTTATATCATTACCTGAATAATCAAATCTACCTATTCTTTCATAGGCTTCAGTAATTACATCATCAATATAAAAACTTGATTCAAAAGTTGTAGTTCCGGAAGTTGCCATTTAATCTCCTATTTATCTAGAACAACAGTTACAGTAGCATTCGAAATAGCAGAAACAGTCATTCCACCTTCAAATAAAATTCCGTCTTCTGCTAGATTGTAAGAAAATACATCACCTGCTGGTACATCTACTTGAAACTGTGTTACTGAGTTTCCATCTTGTAATGTAACTGAACCTGCAGAACCTGTTGATGCTAAAATAATTCCTCTTAATCTTGTTCTTCCTGCAAAGACTGATGTAGCGTCTGTTTTTCTAACTGCTTTTACGTCTGATTTCATTATCCTGTGTATCCTATTGTTACAGAGTCTGTAGTAGTTAAATCTAAATAGACTCCTGTTTTAAATCTTATACCAGAACCAGGAATCATTATATCTAATCCTTCAGAACTAAATTTAGCTTGAAACTCTAAAGAACCACCTGTTCCAGTTCCATCATGTAATTTTACTAAACAGTCTGATCCACCATGTGCTTGAATGTAAGTAACTCTGCATGGTCCTAAATTTATACTTCCGCCTGTTATAGTTTTAAAACTACCATCAGCTGTTAGTGTTGTAAATTTTTGATCGCTTATAAATG